AGGTAGCAGAAGATAAGTTAACCGAAGTTGCAACTAGATTATCTGCAGCTGAGGCAACGTGGGAGATGGCAGAAAATTTATATAGACAACTAGCAGACCAGGTAAGAGAACATGCATACGATATCAAAGATCTTAACAGGTAATCTATTCTGGATTATTTTTTTTCTGATTGTAGCAACATCAGTACAAGCACGTAATGAGTATTTACAAAACGGCACAAATACATGTAGTCGAGGTAGTTTTGATGTCTCCATTGAACAAAGAGATGATCAATATAATTACAATCATAATAGTCCTAGTAATAATTATGAAGGAACTGATGATGATAGAATGTTAAGATTTACTTGGAGAAAGTATTTAGGATCAGCATGTACAGATGAGTTTATTGCAGAACAAGAAAAGCAAATGAAGATTAAAACACAATTAGAAGTTATCAAAGAGTGTAAAAGAGTACCTAGAATAAGTCCTCCACCACCAGAGTTTGCAGAGCTAATTAATATGTGTATGAAAGTGGGTGTAATGTCTACATCTCAATTTGCTGGCGATAGAGACTTTGACCCAAAAGTAAGTTATTGGACAGAACTAAAAGAGAAGTATATGAAAGAAAACCCTAATATAGTAACATTAGATAATTATAAAAAATGACAAACAAACCATTAAAAATTAGCGATGAGGCCTCTGTGCAGATGCCAATGAAAACGGTTGCCAGTTTGATCGCGATGGTCGCCATTGGAACCTGGGCTTATTTTGGTTTGCATGAGATGCTCAACAATCACGCCACAAAAATAGAACTAATGCAAAAAGATTTAGAACAAAACACAGAGTTTAGAATTAAATATCCAAGAGGTGAGTTAGGTCAATCAGCTGGTGAAGCAGAATTATTTATGATTGTAGAACACATTAGTGGTTTACTAGAAGATGTAGAAGCAGAGATTAAGGGTATGAGAAATAATGCCGTTAACATAGATTTTTTAAAAAAAAGAACTGAAAAGTTAACTGAAGACGTAGAGAAAATAATTAGAAACGGAAATGGCCATCAATGATAGAGACTGTATTTGCACTAATTCTAACTTTAAATGGTTCTATGATAGAGCATACATACAAAAATTCGTTAAGCGATTGTTTAAAATCTAAGCGCCTGGCTCAGAACGAGGTCAATCCTGAAAGAGTTGTGTTTACTTGTAAGAAAGTAAAGGCTAAGACAGAGATATACATGGATCGAAAGAAAATTTTAAGTATAATAGAGTAATGAAAGAATTTCATCACGCAAAAATCGTAACCGGTAAATGTCCTGAGTGTAGAGAACTAACCATATTAGTATTCTTAGCTGATGATTTTTACAGATGTGTAAACTGTGG